ATCAATATAACGGGGAAACCCTTAGCCAAGGCGATCAAGCCAAACTTACTTACACATATAAGATTTTGAGCTAACTAACATTAGCAATAAGTTTAATATTACTGTAAAATAACTCTAAAAAGTCGATCTATGAATAAAATTACAGTCAAGAAACGAAACGGGGTCAGTGTTCCTTTAGATTTAAGCAAATGGCAGACACAAATTGCCAAAGTATGCAGTGGTGTAGCTGATGTTAGTCAAAGTATGATAGAGATCAAAGCACAGCCGCATTTTTACGATGGTATTACCACTAAGGAAATTGATGAAATTACCTTACGTGCTATCGTTGATTTGATTGATATTGAAAGTAATCCAGATACGGGCAATACTAACTATCAATATGTGGCGGGAAAGCAACGTCTCAGTATGCTACGCAAAGATGTATACGGCAGCTATGATGTTCCTAGGCTCTATGATATAGTTAAACGCAATGTAGCAATAGGCCTATATACTCCTGAACTACTAAAATGGTACACTGAGGCAGATTGGAATACTATTGATTCGTTTGTTCGACATGAGCGTGATGAAGAATACAGTTATGCTGCTATCGAACAGCTAATTGAAAAATATCTTGTGCGTAATCGTAGTACTAAAGAAATTTATGAAACACCACAAGTTCGTTATATTATTGCGGCAGCAACTATCTTTCATAAGGAAGAGCCGTTGAGTGCTAGAATGCGTTATATTAGGGAGTATTACAATGCAGCCAGTGATGGGTTATTTACTTTGGCGACTCCAGTATTGGCTGGTCTCGGAACCCCTACTAAGCAGTTTAGTAGTTGTGTTCTCATACGCAGTGATGACGATTTAGACAGCATATTTGCCTCAGGCGAAATGATGGCTAAATATGCCAGCAAACGTGCAGGCATTGGCTTAGAGATTGGTAGACTACGCCCGTTGGGTAGTCCAATTAGGGGAGGCGAGATCATGCATACCGGCATGATTCCGTTCTTAAAGAAATGGTTTGGGGATCTTAGATCCTGTTCACAAGGAGGGATTAGAAATGCTTCAGCGACTGTATTCTATCCGATCTGGCATCACCAATTTGATGACCTTATTGTGCTCAAAAATAACCAAGGCACCGAAGAAACCCGAGTCAGACATATGGACTATGGTGTCGTACTCTCAGCATTCTTCTGGCGTAGGTTTAAGAACAAAGAAAATATTACGTTCTTCGACCCGAACCAAGTACCAGACCTCTACGAAGCCTTCTACTCGAACACAGAAAAGTTCGAAGAGCTCTATGTAAAATACGAAAATCAAGCAGGTCTTCGTAAAAAAGTTATTAGTGCTGAAGAAGTATTCAAAAGTGGCATATTAAAAGAACGCACAGATACAGGACGTATCTACTTGGTGTTCATTGATAACGTAATGAAGCAGGGCCCATTTGATCCTGACTATCATACAATTTACCAGAGTAATCTTTGTTGTGAAATTCTACTTCCTACTCGCCCTTTTAAGCGTTTGGATGACAGCGATGGCCGTATCGCTCTTTGTACCTTGGGATCGATTAACTGGGGTGCGTTCAGAAATCCTGAGGATATGCGCCGTGCTTGTCGCATTCTCCAGCGCAGCCTATGCAACATCCTTGATTATCAGGACTTCCTCAGTATTCAGTCTAAACTAAGCAATGACGAAATCCAACCATTAGGCATTGGAGTAACTAACTTGGCCTATTGGCATGCCAAGCGCGGCTATAAGTATGGTGATAAGGATGCCTTACAAGATGTTAAAAGTTGGATGGAGCATCAAGCCTACTACTTAACTCAAGCCACTGTGGAGTTGGCCAAAGAACGTGGCCCATGTAAGGACAGTCATAAGACAAGATATGGACAAGGCATTTTTCCTTGGGAACTCAGAGCCAGTGCTGTAAATGAATTAGCTGAGTTTACACCAGAACTTGATTGGGAAATCTTACGTGCTAATATGAAACAGTACGGTGTACGCAATGCCACATTGATGGCTATTGCTCCGGTGGAGTCCAGTAGTGTGGTCATTAACAGTACTAATGGTATTGAAATGCCCATGAGCCTAATCAGTGTGAAGGAAAGTAAAGCAGGCAGTTTCATTCAAGTTGTTCCAGAGTATCATAGACTTAAAAATCGTTATCAACTTATGTGGGAACAACGAGATTGCGTTGGCTATTTGAAAACAGCAGCAGTATTGGCTGCCTATGTGGATCAAAGCATCAGTACCAATACATTCTATAGTCCCAAGCATTTTGCAGATCGTAAAGTGCCTAGCACATTAATTGCTAAGAACCTAATGCAAGCACACATTTGGGGATTGAAGACACTGTATTACAGTTTGATAGATAAGCAGGGTAGTAAAATGCCCGAACCCACTCCCGAAGTACACTACAACGGGTTTGACAATCACAGAGAATTAATCGAGGACGAGGACTGCGAATCCTGTAAATTATGAGTAAAGAACAATATAACCTAACTACTAAGACAGACTATTTAAATCGCAAAATGTTTTTGGATCCAGCCGGACCAGTGACCATTCAACGTTTTGAAGAAGTAAAATATAAAAAGATTGTAGACTTTGAACAGACAGCACGTGGTTTCTTTTGGGTTCCAGAAGAAATCAGTTTGACCAAAGATGCCAGCGATTTCAAAGATGCCAGTGACAGTGTAAAACATATCTTTACCAGCAATTTGCTACGTCAAACAGCATTGGATAGTATACAAGGACGTGGTCCAGCACAAGTGTTCACGCCGTGTGTAAGTTTACCTGAAATGGAAGCATTGATGTATAATTGGAGTTTCTTTGAAACTAATATACACAGTCGTAGCTATAGCCACATTATTCGTAATATCTATAATGTACCTAAAGATGTGTTTAATACTATCCATGATACCAAAGAGATAGTAGAAATGGCGTCTAGTGTGGGTAACTATTATGATCAATTGCACATAATTAATTGTCATAAAGAGCTTGGCGAGGCAATCAGTGAAAAGGTACACGTTAGATCTATTTGGCTTGCTCTTAATGCCAGTTATGCCTTAGAAGCATTTAGATTTATGGTGTCATTTGCCACAAGCCTAGCCATGGTAGAAAATAAAATCTTTATTGGCAATGGCAATATTATTAGTCTTATCCTACAAGATGAACTATTACACAAAGGTTGGACTGCTTGGTTAATCAATCAAGTAGTAAAAGAAGATGCAAGATTTGCTCAAGCAAAACAAGATTGTGAACAGGAAGTGTATGGTATGTACATGGATGTAATCCGTGAGGAAAAAGCCTGGGCAGACTATTTGTTTATGAAAGGTCCAGTAATTGGATTGAACGCCAACATTCTAAAAGATTTTGTGGATTATACAGCAGCCGCAGCCTTAAAGGACATTGGCCTAAAGTACATGAGTCCCGCACCCAAGACTACTCCTATTCCTTGGTTCAATAAACATAGTGATACTAGCAAGAAACAAACTGCCTTGCAGGAAAATGAATCGACTAATTATGTTATAGGAATTATGGGCGATAGTATTGACTATGATGAGCTGCCCATGTTATAATCCTTAAAAGGAGATATAATGCTTACAGTATATACAAAATATGACTGTCCATTTTGTGACAGAGCCAAAGCCCTATTGGAAAGTAAAGGCGTACCTTACAAAACAATCAATGTACAAGATGATCCCACATCTAAAGAGTTCTTAATGGATCAAGGTCTGCGTAGTGTGCCACAGATTTTTGATGGCACTACTCTATTACCAGGTGGGTTTCAAGGCTTAGACAGCAAGCCAGCAGAGTTTTTCGAACAATACAAAGGATAAAAATGTTAGTTGAAAATAAATTTAAAAACAATGATATTATCAGTTTCAAAGTAAGTAGCGGAGAGGAAATTTTAGGACGTTATGTACGTGAAGATGGTATCAATTTTTATGTTACCAAGCCCAGTGTGTTAATGATGAGTCAGCAGGGTATGGGCATGGTGCCATACATGATGACAGTGAGACCAGAAGAAGAGTATGCCATTGCTAGAACAGCAGTTATCACTTTTGCTCGCACAGATGATGATATTGGCAAGCAATACCTAAGCAAAACCAGTGGAATTCAATTGACCTAAGCTTAGTTAATAACCAAGCCGTTCTTAATAAATAGTTTTATGGGCGGTTTGGAGTCAGTCTCCAAGCAAATCGCTGGAGACAAGAATGGCAAAAAAAATACAGCTACGAAGAGATACGGCAGCAAATTGGAGTAGAGTTA